TGATAGATTCACCACGATTTTTTACATAATCATTGAATAATGAGGAGATAAGCTCAACATATCTCTTATCAGGCTCTGAGCTCATTACATCTGCAGACTTTATGCCTCGCTCTTCTACAAACGCTAAGAAATCTAATAATAATATTTCATTTATATCCTTTGGCATTCTTTTTAGATCAACAGGAGCTTTGCTCTTCATTATGTGCCTAGTGTATGGATCTACAACCTTTGCAGAGAACGCAGTCTCTCCTCCTGGCTTAACGAATTTGAATACTAATGAATCAATTGGTTTTCTTAGACTTGTCTGTAATGTAGTTCTATTTACATCGTTGTCTAAAATGCTTAATAAGTATTGTACAAATGAATCAGTTCCAAACGCAGCCTCCTGATCATCTACTGGCAAAGCTACAAACTCTCTTACCTTTTTCTTTTGTTCTTCACTTAGTCTCCCCATGAAAAATGGCCTAATTGCAGTTACATCTAAAACATTAGCCCAATCGTTTATTACTCTAGGGTCATCTATAACTTTAGCAATTTTGCCACCAAGCCCCTTGACTAAAATATGTGTTAGTACTAAATTATTTTTTGGTAGTTCGTCGTATTTTACAACTCCTGGTTCATTATGCACAAAATACTGAAAGCAGAAAATCCAGTTTTCAGGTAATGTTACAAGGATATCAGCAGTTGCCCTTTCTAAATAATTAATAGGGCCTTCGTAGTACATCATCATAGTTCTATCGACCTGATTGATTCGTCTTGCACCATTGCCCTTATAGAATACTAAGTCAAAACCATCTCTTTCAAAAGAGAAACTAGATCCTGACAATTTTTCGGTAACGATAAGATAATCATCTAAAAGATTATTAACAAATTCACGACCTTTATCCTTATAAACTTGATTTAATTCTTTCATTACTTTATTTATTTACCTTCCGTATCTTAGTATTCCTAATAATTGGTTTATAGCCGCAAAGCTTCCAGTAAGCTTATATGTTTTACCTTTGTATTTAAAAACAATTCCTTCTGTAGGATAAACCATTTCTATGCCTCCTAACTTTTCTAACCTAGCTAGCTCATCTTCTAATCTTGCAATTTGCTGCTCACTGCCACCCTTTCTGAGATTTTTAGCGGCAGCACTAATAGATGATCTGAGCCTTTTTGCTTCTTCAGTTGGATTCGCTGTTAAGAAATCTTCAGCATTAGAGATTATTCGAGCACCTAGGTTTAGAAAAATGTCTTCAAACGGGCCGATGTTTTCTTTTTGCTTTCTTCGCAAATCAGTTTTATCTAAATTTTTAATTGCTTCAAAGTCTACAGGAGATACCCTAGATTTCAGGGATCTCATGTCCAAAGATTTCTTGTCACCATATGCCCACCTTTGCATTAAACCTAATTTAACATCATCGTCTAAATCTGGAAAGTCTTTATTTATTAGATCCATCCACCATTGCTCATGGTATTTAGAAACAGGATCTGTGTCTTTTAGGTTATATTTTTTTCTTAATGATTCAACTCTGTTTACCAAGTCAGCTTTGTTAGCTGCATAATTTACATCTTTCATCAACTTAATTCTAGTTGGTGGAATCACAGAAAATGTTTTACCTACATTGGCTTCTAGTCTTTTTAGTATTTGTGCTATTTCACTAGCTGCCTTAGTATCTTCACCAATTATATTTCCATTTCCATCAGTCTTCTTAATGCCGTGAAATTCTATTACGTCCTTATCGTAATTAATAACATTTGGATTTAGTGAATATATTAACTCCATATTCATAAAATCCTTACCGTTGTTAAAAACTTTATCTTGCACATCTTTAGGCAATCTTGTTAACATGCTTGCTAAATCGTTTGCGGCAAATGTAAACGTGTCTCTAACTTGCTCTGATGGATGGTTTGCAAATTTTTGAGTAAATTGACCTAAAGACATCGGTCTTTTTAGATCTCCCTTATTTCTAGCAAATTTTACTTTGCCATCTTGGATTGTAGCAAAAACGTTTTGGCCATCTGTTTTTTCTGTCGGCTCTTCTTCAAAGTCAAGACGACCCTGTAGACCATAGTCTATCATGTTTTTAAAATCGCCAAATGTCAATTCCTTGTCGTCAAACGGATGCATCATATGCCCAGCTGCTCCGCCCTCAAACAAAAAAGGCTGGCTTTTTGAGGCCAGCCAATTTTCAAATAATTGGATGTATTTCATAAGTATTACTTACCTAGGCCACTTGTAAGTGCTCCGATCATTGCACCGTAATCGCCATTGTATTTTTGTGTCAAATCTGCAATTGTTTTATCAGCAATTTCCTGATCGTAATCATCAGGATGTGCTGCCTTTAAAACTTCTTCAGCATATGCTTTAAAATCAGCTTCTGACTCTATTTTCTCATTTTCATTAAGAAAATCGTTAAATCCTAATAGTCTTGCCATTTTTATAAATTATTTAAGTGGTTGTAATTTTTTGGTTCTTGCATCTGCAACTAACCATTGCCCGTCTCTAGAATCCCAAAGATAAAGAAAATCTGAGTCACCTAGAGCATCGCCCATGAATTGTTTCATCTTTTTTTCGTTTCCTAGAGTCATCATAGGTCTTCCTGTCTCGCCCCGATCTCTTCCATAAAAAACAGTCTCTCCAGGCTTTCTATTATAAAAATCATGGCCTTTACCGCCCCTCATAGAAGGTGCAAGGCTTGAAATCCCCATAGTTCCTAAATCTAATAACTTGATGACTTTAGTAGTATCAGAATAGTTGTTTTTCAAAACTTTACCAGCAGAATCCGGGCCACCGTCACTATGCAAATATACACTTCTGATTCGGCCAGTAGGATCGATTAATCCAACCTGGGCTCTAGTGCCTTCCATCACCATATTCTGAGTTGCGGTCGGTGGCAGGTCTTTCCAATCTACTTCAATAAATTCCGTAGCATCATCTGGATCAGAAAATGCCTGAAGCAGCCATTCTTCTCTTTGCTCATCATCAGCTTTGTCCCAGTCTCTTTTCTTAACTGGCTTTGCTCTTTCTGACAAACCTTCAGTTGATGTTTGCTCGTTTAAAAATTGACCAAATGATTTGAGGTTTTTCATTTTTAGATTTTATTTTTCATTTACTTCAGACTCATCTGCTAAAGGCTCTTCGCCTTCTTCTTTCTTGTCATCCTCGTCCTCGTAATCTTCACCTGAATGAGTTTTAGATTTGTCTCCTTTGTTTCCACCTAATACGACTCTGTCATATTTTTCGTTTTTAGCATCTTCCTCTTCAACTTCTTCCTCTTCAACTTCTTCTTCTTCAGTTTCTTCTGCTTCATAAGCTTCAGCGACAAATTTAGCAAATGATACTGTTAGAGATTCATTTTTCTTTTCTTCATCCTCTTTAGCATCGTCCTCCTCTTCTTCGTCGTATTCTATATCCTTTTCAAGATCTTCTTTTTCCTTTTCGTCATCCTTTACAGCGTCTTTGTAATGAACTTCTTTTTCGGCATCATCTTCTGAATCAACATCCTCATCTCCTTCGTCTTCTAGTTCTTCACCTTTCTTCTCATCCTCTTTGCCCTCATGCTCTTCGCGATCTTCATGATCATCATCGTCGTGATCATCATCGTCATCATCGTCATCATCCTCATACATTCCTTCAGACATTGGATCAGCGGATGCAGCCACTGGCATTCCGTAATCTTCCTTCTCTTCTTCGTCGTCGTGATAGTTTACATTCTTATTAACTGTAACCTCTTTTTCAGCCACGAATTCTGCAAACGACTTAATTCTTTTCTTAGGAACATCAGTGCCAGCTTCAGCATCAGCAGGTTCTTCTTCGACTTCTGTCTCGATTTCCTGATCTTTAGTTACTACTTCATCACCCTCACCTTCTGGTTGTTCTTTAGGTTCGCCTTTAGCTACAACCTCATCGGCAATTTTAGAAGCCTCATCTTCAGCCTCATCTTCTTCGGCAGCTTCTTCAACTTCTTCCTCAGCAGGTTCTTCTACTGATACTTCAGCTTCAACCTCTTCTGATTCCTCTGCCTCTTCAACGTCACCCTCGACACCTGTTTCACCATCTTCTTCTTTTTCTCCATCAGCACCTTCTAAAGATTTTGGAGTACCCATTTTTACAACTTCGTCTTCAATTTCATCGGCATCATCCTCTGCTATTTGATTTGACTGGGGAATAGATTTTAGCAAAGCTTCTAGCTTGGCTAGCATTGCTCTTTCTTTTTTGATTTCTTCTAAAGAACTAAATCCTAATTTTTTAACAACTTCCTGTACGTCTGTAGATCTAGACTCTGTTAGAAGTTCTGAAAATTTCTTAATACGTGGCATTTTACTTTATTTTTTAGAGTTTCGTAATATATTTTTATATATCAGATTAAAATAATCTAACATTTTTGATTTCAAATGGGAATTTCTCCTCTTTATATATTTTTCTTCTTTCAATCCCATGTCTAAAGATATAGTTAATCCAATCGTCTGATGCATTTTTATATCTAAAGTCATCTATAAAGTCATGAATGTAAACTGTATCCTTACTTGAGTGTTTTCTTAAGCCTCTTCCGATAGATTGTCTAATGATAACTTCGCTTTTAAAACTCTCTGTGAAATATATGTTGTGAATCTTTTTAATAGAAATACCTGTTGAGAAAGTTCCATAACTGGCTACAATTATAACACCATCTCCTCGTTCCATTCTAGACTTAAATTCTTCTCTTAACTCAGCATTAATAGATCCATCTACATAATAAACCATTTTATCTGTAGTTTCTCTTAAGCGTTTGTATATTTTTTCGCCATATGCAATTCTATGGAATAACACTAAGGAGTTATTTTCACACTCTGCTATTTTATTGCAAACGAAATCAAGCCTCAGATCATTTTGGTTTATAAAGTTTTTCTCAAGCTCAAAAAGGTTTTTTCTGTCTTCAGGTCTTTTTGATAAGAAGGAAAAAGATTCCTTTTGTTCTTCTGATGCATAATCTAAATGATATTGAACAACATTACAATTTGCTATGTAGCCTTCGTCCTGCAAGTAATTTGCCTTAACCTGACATACTAATGGTCCCATTGCCGACATAAGAGTCAATCTGTCTACAGTGCCCCTCTTTGGAACAGTTCCTGTTAAGCCAAACCTATAGTCACAATGCCAACATTTATCCATAATTTTCTGAATAGACGCAGCTTTGGCTTTGTGTGTCTCATCGATTAGTATTACATCAAACTGTTCAAAATAAGCCTTGTCCTTTTTTGCCAAAGATTGGTAAGTTCCTACAACTATGTTTGAACTCTTCCTTAGCTTTGCTCCTGAATAAATTTGTTGGATTCTTAGCGATAGCTTGTCATTGTTATATTCTTCAAAATCGCCAGTTGCTTGTACTACTAAACTGACATTTGGCACTACCATCAGAATGCGTTGTTTATTTAGCACCTCCATAAGATATCCAATGACCATAAATGATATTAGCGTCTTACCTGCTGATGTTGCAAGTTCGGCTAAACATCTTCTGTATTTTAATATCTTATATGCAGCATCTATTTGATAGTCTCTAGGACTAAGTTCGTGCCCTTCAAAGAATTCATCAACCCATGCGACAAAGTCGGTTTCATTTATATCTGTATCAAATATTCTTGTAACACCGTCAAGCTTCACTTCAAATGAATATTCTCGGCAAATATCGATTACCTCTTTCCAAAGTCCGGCCGGTATCTTATTTCCCTTTACGTATGTTATAGTTCCATCCCACACACGTCTTTTAACTAACGGATGAAATCTCCAACCATCAATTCTTTTAGTGAGACTCGACTTTAACTGATCATATTCTAGTTCAGTGCAGGCCTTTATTTGTAAAAATCTTTTATCTGCAGTTAGTTCAAGATGCATATGTCGTAATTTTTAACGCAGTTATTTTTGATATAATGCCTATACGTGTTAAGTTCACGTGCAGCCTGACTAATGTTATTAAAAAGAAATTCTTCGCCAGTTATTTTGTTTTTCGCCTTCACTCTCTTTGAGTTTTTTTGAGTTTTATTTAAGTTCTTTTTGCTTAATAGTTTTTTGGTTTCTTCAGAAACTGGTCTACCAACTAATCCTTTTGAAATTTTAGCTTTATGGGATTCACTGAGTTTTTTACCAGTATGTGCTTCACTCATCTTACTTTTAGATTCTTCAGAATGTTTTTTACCAGTGTGTGCTTCGCTCATTCTCCTTTTAGATTCTTCAGAATGTAATCTACCCCTACTAGCTTTACCTATCGCCTTTTTGTGTGCATCTGTTAAAGTTGTACCAGTTCTATTATTACCATTCTTATATTTCTTCTTTAAAGTATTAGATATTTTTTGCTTAATCTCTTCGTTAATTGTAAAGTGATTCCAACCACCATCAGCTATATTGTAACCAATACTTTTATCTTGGGCTTTTAATTTCTTTATCCAATACCTCTCCTTTTCATCTAGTTCGTCCTGATTTGTTGCTTCATCAATATATTCCTTAGAAAATTCGTGGTTACCATATTTTTCAACTGCCAGTTTAATATGGACTCCGCTTCCTAAATACGAAGGATCCTTTCTTCTTGATTGACCAACATATATTTTACCTGTTGCTTTATTTGTTACTTTGTAGATATACATGTTTTATATATCTTTCCACCCTCTAGTAAATTAATAGATCCTTTTAGTGAGACTCGACTTTAACTGATCGTATTCCAGTTCAGTACAGGCCTTTATTTGTAAAAATCTCTTATCTTGAGTTAACTCCAGATGCATTAAAAATCGTCTTCGTTAAGTTTTATTCTATTGCGTATTGCAAAGGCCATATTGTCTAAAGTCCTTATGCATTCGCCATAATATTCAATATGGGTTTCAATCATATTTATCTGTGTCTTTAAAGCACTAAGATCTGCTTTTATAAATGAAGCCTTCTCCGATGAATTAAGTTTTACATCATAATTTATCGAATATTCTCTATATTTTACCTTGAAGTATTTGTCCCATGAAGACTTTCTTCTATATAAAATATTTTTGAATTCTACGGTTTTGTCTATCAGCATCTGTCTAAACGATAGCATGCTAACCTGGACATCAGCGAGTTTATTCATTTGCTTAGTGTCTCTGACTATTCCTTTTATTCTATCTGCCCAAAGGGCTCGGTCTTCTTCTAAACGTTGAGATAACTGTTGGTTATCATTTGCTATCTGTTGATCATCGTATGCCATTAAAATATGCTTTTATCAGATTTTTTTGTAAATGTTGAGGTTGTTGGCTTAAATTTCTTTTTTGGCTTCTCTATTTCAATACTCTTTTTTGAGTGATCGTATTCAGATGGTTTGAAGTCTACAAACAATTTAAGCCTTTTAGATCTGGCTTCAAACTCATTATAAAAATCGTTAGTCTCTAACAAAAATTCACTAAACTTTTTCATATGTATATTGCATCTAATGAGTTGTTTGTAAAATAGTCGTCTAAGTTTTTGAGACAACCTTTCTTATACTTATATTCGTATTTGACTAAATCGTTTAAATCCTTAACAATCTTTGGATTGATTCTATGATCATCAAAGAACTTTTTCCACATGAAGACAGTCTTTCCTTCTCTGAGTTTTTCAAGCATCTTTCGCTTTCCTTCAATATCACTATCAAAGAAATATCTTACATTCTGTATCTCTCCAAAATCCATGACCTTTTTCTTAACACCAGTCAGACCTATGGAGTTGCGCATAAACATTGCATCAATCGGTCCTTCAAAGATAGTTAGAGTATCTGAAAAGTTAGAAACCATTGAGCCAAATATCATAGATATTTTATTTAGTGCAGCTATCTCTTCTTCATCTAGATTTAGTGGCTTAGAGATTCTGTCGTAAATCTTTTCTATGTTATATGTCCTATATTTAGGGCCCCTTCCTGATAAAGACCTTACTTGAAATCCTATAATTTTACCAGATCTGTTGAAATTAAAAACATACAAGTCTTGTGTTCTAGGGTTATATCCAAAATTGTTTAGCTTGTGATGCAACAATCTTGATTTTAGGTAAGGATATGCCCTAGCAGAGACTTCGTTTATAGGATTGCAACCAAAGAAATCTGATATTATATTAAAATCAAGTGCTAGTTCATCTAGCTTTTCAAAGAGATAAAAGTCTAGGTTTTCAATCTTACTAAACTTCTTTCTTGATTCTTTTATTGAATTTATAAGGGTAACACGTTCTTCACCTTCAAGACTTTCGTTGAAATCACGAAGAAACTCATCTACATTCTTATGCTGATTGCAGTTGTAACAATGAAAAAATAGATCTGCCCAATATATGTTTCCTCTTTTCTTTCGAGGATCATTCGTAGAATCTCCACAATATGGACAAGCAAAATTTAGTCTATCCCGACCTTGTACTGCTTGCTTCTTTTCATATTCAGTATGATTCATACGAATAACCCGGGTAACCTTTTCGATTACCCGGGCTCGTATTTTAGAATCAGCTGACATTAGAGGTCTAGACCATTCAAGAAGTCATCTAAATCATCGTTAGCCTTAACTTCAGGCTTTGCTTCAGCAGCAGGTGCCGGTTCGGGAGCTGAATTTGTGGCGGCTGAGCCTGCAACTGGGGAAGCTGTAGTAGGTGCGGTCTGTGTGGTAAGAGTACCAATAGACTCGCCAGGTGATGAGAATTGTGATAGAACATTCATAACACGCCCTCTCAAGTCTTCGTCCCATGGTTGATATTCGAAATTAGATAGGTCTGGTCCAGCTTGTAGATAATCTACAATAGCCTTTCTAGATTCATCGGTATCGGTAACAGTTTCACCGTTAAGAGTCATTGCTGATTTAGTTCCTTGAAACTTACAGCTATCATAGCTAGGATATCCGCCTTTCTTAGAAATAACTAACTCAAAGTTCTTACCTTCAAATGGATCAAAAATTTGTGTAGGTTCGTCAAACTGTGGATTTAACTCCTCGTCAATCTTAGTTTTGATTTTGTAACCAAACTTGAAGATCTTGATTTGCCCTTCTAGATCAGGATTCTGTGGATCCTTTACAATTTGTACTAAACCGTAATGTACTTCGCGACGCTTGAGTGCTTCAGACATTTTCTTATCTACAGCAGACTCAGAGTTACGTAGTTTAAAAAACATGTCTTGAACTGGGCATCGTTCTCCGACAGTTGAAGGAGAATCTGCGAAGAATCCCTTTCCAGTAGTAGGATCGTCTAACCAATAAATGTACTTTCGCACCATTGGTTTGCGTGGATTCTTTAAGTTTGGTAAAAATCGTATCAATGCACGATAAACTCCATCCTTGCCTTGATCGGCTTTTGGAGTATAGAGATCGGACCCTGATTTCTTGGTCCCTTCGTCTGCTTTTAAATCCTTTGCAGACAGATTAAAAATATCAAATTCGTTTGCCATTTTATTGCCTTTTTTAAATTGTTAAAAATAGACATAAACAAACCTGCCTTCTGGTTGCCCGGGAATTGCCAAAATACTTGCCTGTTTAATGCCTTCCGTGATAATTAATATCACATATTATATATCTAGTTTGGCAAATGTTTACGCAATTTTTACATCTTTACCAATCACTGACGTAACATTATGATATCTTATCAACAGATATGTCTCACCTTCATATTGAATTTCTTCACCAGCCATATCATTAAATGTAACTCTGCATCCAACTTCTAGGTCTTCATCATCTATATCTTCTCCTAATGAAAGAACCTCTCCAGAGTATGGTGGATAAAGGTGTGCTTCTTTCTGGTATGCATAAACATAATTAGAAAGTGCTGGCAATCTGTCTTTTTTTAAAAAAATATTACTACAAATTGCATTTATTTTGAAACTTTTTTCCATAAGTGCATTATAACTATTACCTGATTCTCCGTTGAGATAAGATCTTTAAGTACTAAGAGCTCAACTCGTGGGTTTTTACTATAAAATAAGAATCAATTAGGTCATCCAAAGGCTTTTCTAATTTCTCCTTAGAACATGTATATTTAAAGAAATTATTGTCCGCTAAAAGATCGTCTTCTAATATGTTGCTTTTAAAAGACTCGAACATAAACTCTTTATTAGCGTTCCCCTTTCCAGCAGTTTTTTTAACTAATGAAGGAGTGTAAATATGAAGACTCTCTGATCCAAATCTTTTTACTATTTCTGATCTAAGCAACCAATTATAGCCGACCATATCTATAAAAGAGTTTCCTTTAGAACCATAAGAGAATCCCTCTATACAGATTTTTATTTCTGATGATCCCGTCCAATTCCAAATAAATGATGTTATATGATTAGCTATAGACTGGGCATCTTCTATCTTCTGCCGTTCTCTTTCAATGTAATCTTTTGATTTTACTACTCTATTATAAGGCACTGTGATCACACCTTCTATATTTTGCAATTCAAGATGATTATTAAATCTCTTTGGTATTCGTTTGTCATCAAAGGATCTACCCTCAAAATTGAAAAAGGAAACAAAAGTATAATAGTCTTCTTCTTTTATACAGATTCCTGGACTATTTAAACTAAAGTCGATTCCGACTATCGTTTGTGGCATATTATATCTTTTTGCCAATAGCAGAACCTAAGGCCGCACCCACTAGTCTACTTGTTAGCATATCATATAAAATCCCCTTATTAATCCCAAGCACTTTAGCAATTGTTTTCCCAATTGTTTTTCCAAGTGCAAAACCAGTAAGGCCACCAAATATAGATCCAATAATACCTTCATTAACTATTTCTTGCATTATCTTTTCTAAATCTTCACCGTTAGCATCACCCTCTAAGATTCTATCAACTACTTCGTCAATAGCTTTTTCTTGTTCTGGTGTTAGTTGCTCTTCCATAGCTGATTCGAAGAGATTATCTGTTCCTTCTTGTTTAAAATCTTTAAATGTTTTCATAGTTTATATATTTACGCGATATTAACTTCAACTTCAAATATGTTATATGAGAAGTTTACGTCAAAGGTCTGGAACTCAATAGTATTTGATGAAAAGTTTAGGTCAAGCGCTGACATACCTGACATGATCATCTCCTTGAGTTTAATAGTTACAAAAATGTTACCCTCACCATCATATATCTGTAATCCAGTACCTTCTGGCAAGAATTGATTTCTATTACCACCAAGACCATAGTAATGCTGAAATATCTCAAGCATTAACCAATAATTTAAAAAGCCATCAAACGATTGCATTGTTATTGTCATCGTTTTGTCAAACAGCTCTTGTGTCGGTGCTGCACTTCTAAATTTTCTAGTAAAGCCTGGATAATCTATTTGTGAAACTGGATCAAAGGCAGGTCCAGGCAAATTTATAGACTGAATACCATAATTTATTGCATCAATAGGTTCAGTAATTAAACTGCCGGGAATCTTGTTCAGAAATGGCTTATACTTCTTAACTAGATCTGGTGGCACAAAGTTTCTTGGCAAATCAAACTTAAATTGATTATTTCTTGCACTTAAAAACATCTATTATGAATATTTTTCTAGACCTTTAGATAAAATTTCTGCTCTTTTCTTCGTAGGTTTACCCTTAGTCTGTTCTTGCAACAATCCGGCAGTTTGTGCTTGCTTTCTATTTTGATCAGCTATAGCCACGTTTTGTGCAGCCTGTTTTTGTAACTTAGCAGCCCTGAAGTTTGGACTATTTTTTGCAAACTCATTAAGTTCGTTAGCTAACTGGTTATTATCTGAAGTTAAATTTCCAAGCGATGATTCTAGCTGTGATACAGTTTGCGATAGCTCTTCTACCTTCTTTCTCAACGCAGCATTCTCTGTCTGTAAAGTGTCGATCTCTTTTGTGTATTGTAAATTCAATTCATTGATTTGAGATGTGAGAGATCGCTCTGCCGCATCTGTAATTGATAGGAATTTACCGGTATATAGAACACTTTCGTCTGAATCTCCATTTGGATCTTCATAAACAGAAGAAATATAAAAGTTATCGTTATCTAATTCTAGTATTCGTTTGCTTGATTCCGTATCAATTCTAAATACAACCTGACCACCTGCATAGTCTATCTCCTGTGCATTAGTAAAGTTCTTAATCCTTATTTCATCATTCTCACCAATAAAGCTAATGTATAAAGATCCTACATTAGACAAATCAATTGGAACATTCTCGCCATCTCTTTTTTCGTATAATGTGAAAGAAACGTAATCATCAAAAGGAGAAATGCGTATAATACCATCACCTTGTGGCAATGGCTCAGAATCTGTTGACAAATTTTTTAACTTTTTATAAGTAACAGCTTGTCTAGGAGTCAATGGTATGTTAGTTCTAATCTCAGCCATTTAAGTAGTTGTATTATTTGTATTTGTTTCTGATAACGAGTTTTGTACAACGCCTTGGTCCTCTTCAGTAATAGTTTCTACTTGTGTAGGTGCCATTGAAGCCACGACATTAATACGATCTCTAAACGTAGTTACGTATCTATTTCTTATGACTACATTACCAGCAAATACGTCTGAAGCTAATCCAGTTGAACCAGATCCACCAAGCACTATTTGTTTGCCATTATCGGGTTCGATTTGATTGTATACTTTAGCTACAGTCGGAACAGTTCCGAGGTTTATCTTATTAAGCCTTCTACCATATTTCTTAGGATCAAATGAAGTTAAGCGTGCCTTCTTAATAATTTGTGTGCTGTCTGCCCTGTTAAAAAGACGAAGTGTGTAATTTATAGCAAACGAAACAGCTATTGCACTATTTAATATGATCGGTCTAAATAACTGTGGATCATCAAAATCAGAAAGTTGTGTAAACATCTGAGCTGAAGTCTTCACAAAGCTAGTTCCTATTTGCTCACTTACTTCTATTTCATGTATTGCAATATAATCTCCACCGGTAGTATTCAGCTGTGCTATGAAATTAGAAAGAGATGAATTAGTTACTAGTCCAGTAAGTTCAAAATAATCACCAGCTGAAGATTCAACTACACTTGCACTTAAGTTATCAAAGACGTCTCTATTCAAAAATGGGTATGCATTGATTTCACGCATTTCATAGAAATCAAAACTATTGTCTGTAGTTGTAGTGTTTATTCCAGCAGCTCTAATAGTTATAGGTGAAGTTGAATCAAAGCCCTTACCATCCGTCAATTTATAACTAAGCAAATTTGGATTATTTGATCTGAAGTTATTAATCATATTGAATAGAGCTGGAACTCTAAATTCAATAAATGTTGTATAGAGCCTACCTGTTAAAAGAAATGGATCTGGATTAAATCCTGGAGTATCTGTTCTATAAAAATTTATTGATGCAAGATTAATTACAACCTGGTCTCTTCTGTTAGCAAGTATTTCAAAAACTATTCCATCAAAATTGTCAAAATTAAATCCAGAAGCAAAGTGTATTTTGACCCTTTCGTAAACTATATCTAAATCTGGTGAAAAAGTCTGTGGTAATTGATTACTATTAGTAAGCTTAGGATCAACATCATTATATGGAACACCAACACTTGTATTGAGTGAAACATATTCGGTTCTTGCTGCGTTTATTGATACAGCAGAGATATCTGTGTGGTTGCCCATAGTTGCAGCAACAGTATCAGTATTGAAGAAATAAGAGCCATTAGTATGCAAGTCCCTCATTATCTCAATGGGAAAATCAGCAGTATTAAACGTTGTAGGATTGCTTTGATCAGCATAAACGTATTCTACTAATATATCATTTGTTAATTGAAAAAATCTAGACGACTCCATTAGGTTATTTATCTTTTAAAATTGTAGCCATCTTGGGCTGAAATTTAATCCAATACCAATGCCTGGCACAAATTTATTACTAAATGGATCATAGAACGCTCCGACATTAACACCAAATCCTAAGTTTTTTCTATTCTGCATTCTAAACTTTCTAAGGTTTTCATCCTCCATAACTAAAACACCCTTAGCATCATTAAATGTGATTCCTGGATAATCAGTTTCTAAATCAACCCAAACTTCTCTAGTTTTGCGATCTTGCAATACAGATGCCTTTAGCCAAATATTTTGTTCTAAATCAATTGTGCTTGATGCAAAGTCTATTCCATTAGAATCGAGTCTAAACGGCGTGGTTACAGTTACAGATCTTGAGCTTGATTCGAATGCAGTATCTGCATTTATAACTATTGATGAATCATATTGCACACCATCTATAATTTTAACAGTATCATTTTTAACAATTGTCGTCGGCACTTCGACTATTTTCTCTTGTACTATTGTTCTGTATTCTACTACAGTCTTAGGCGGCTTAGACTTTTCAAATTCTAGATCTTCTGCTAATTCATCTAAGTTAAGTTCGTAGCCTCTAATAGAAGCTTTCATCATACCATTCTCATCCTTATAGTTTACAATAGTATCCTGTAATGCTAGTTGGTTATTTTTAAGCCTAGTAACTTCTTTCTTGTGTTGCTTCTTTAAATCATTTGATGAATAACATTGTTGCAGATTCATCATGATTAAAACAACAACAACTAAAAGCATAGTTGAAGTTAAAACCCTGGGATGTGTTAAGTTTTCAAATATCTTTTTCATGTTAATAATTTTGCTAGACTATCTACAGAAACTGCATCAGAGCCGTATTTTTCAGATAGCTGAGCTAGAAAGTTATTTTCATTTACTCTTAGCTCTTCTAGGTTTGAAAATAAACTATCTCTTTTTTCTTGTAGATCTTTTAGTTGCATTTCTATCTTATCAAACTCTGCATTTAGTGTGTTATACACTGCAAGCATACTTTTTAATAATTCTATTTCTTGTTGATTCATAATTTATTTTTACCCTTCCATAATATATTGGTATGAAAATTCTACATTGAATGGTCCGCCTCCTGTGAAGTCATCATTAATAATTGGACAAAATGTAAATTGTACGTAGTCTGTATCATTCGTTTGGCCTATCCTAACAGACCCTAGAAAGTTTTGGGCCGAATTTGTAATAGTGCCTGTTCCATATGCTTTAGTTATTGGGTTGAATAAAGATCTTATGGGAACAGCTAAGTCATTTGTTAAAACTCCCGAAGCTTGACCATCAGGTATCTGAAAAAATCCATGAACAGTAATACAATTACCTACTCTATTATATAAAGCCTTATAGCCTACAAAACGCGGTTGGGCAAGAATCGGTGCACTGGTAAATTCGTGCCTACCATGTTGTAATAGATTTGATGACGTACTACCTAACTGACCAATTGCGTTGTATGCTGTTAATATGTCGTGCCTTAAATTGTTGGAATCTGATGTTGTTGCACCAGATGAATTTAAAGCAAAATATCTTCCAGAGAATAAAGTCAGATCCTGGCCGGCGTTTATTGTAGTGTCTTCATCAGATGTTGTAGTCAGATTGCCAGATGTACTAGTTATTGTAAAGTCATCTCCAGAAGTTAATCCAATAGTGGTGCTAGACGTAGCAGTCATGGCACCACCTGTTGTAATGCCAAGAGTCGTTGCAGCTCCGATAATAGTACTAGTTACAGAATTCATAGCTATGGTTCCAGACGAGTCTATGTCTATTGTTGCAGCATCTAAATCTAAAATAGCAGTTGCATCTAATTTAATGTCACTAGCACTTGTTAAGATTATGTCTCCTGAAGAATTGGTTGTTATATCGATATCCGCTTGTGAATCAATTTGCACTGCATCGGCATCTATGTCAACAATATTAGATGCGGTAACGTTTAAGTCTCTTGAATCTAACGTAATATCACCACTTGCTCCATTATTTGTTAAAAGAATATCACCAGTATTATTTTGTAATACTATATCACCACTGCCGTTGTTGGTTATATTTGCACCAGCTGTCGTATCTACATCTAAAGTAGTTCCATTAAAATCAAGTATGGCTGAGCTATCTAGTACAATATTTCCGTTATTGTTGTCAATAGTTATGCTACCAGACCCAGTGTTTGTTATTGTAGTGCCTTGTGTAGAATCTACAGTTACAGTTTGTGCATCTATGTCAGCTGCACCATTGCTTGCAGTTATATTTACATTTGTATTTGTACTCTCTATAGTAGTTGCTTGCTGGCTTCTTATAAAATTAGAAACATTAGCAGTCATAAAAATAAACGATCCGGCTATTTGCGCATTGCCTCCTAGTACAGAAAAATCAGGAAGTGCAGATCCAGTAGATCCAAGTATTATTCTAGAACTAAGGTCTTGACTGGCTGGCAAGAATGCATTTAAAACAATTTGGGGCTGATTACTGCCACTTGTACTATTAGCATTTACTGTGAAATTATTCTCTCCGGCTATTCCATAATTAGTTGCAATAGTTCCTGTATCAAAAATAATGTCCTTTCCTGAATTAAATCTTTGACCTGTGTCGGTTGTAGCCATTGTTAATCCAGTCAGATCGTTCAGCGTTGCTCTTGTAGTCGGAGTTTTTGGAACTAATAAGAAAAATTTGTCGTCAGCTTCAAGCCCCATATTAACTAATCTGCTAATATCAGTTTGCTCAAAATCATCACCTGAATTTCCACCCATAAAAGTTATAGATGTTGCCGCAGAATCCATCTGGTGAACAAACATAGAAGTAACAGAAGAATCTATTCGCATTGCCATGTTATCACCAATAAGGCTATTTGTATAAGTGACACCTGTTCGTGTAGGACTTGTAGAGACTACACCACCTACCATTAGTGTAGGCACTGCTTCATTTGCAGCACTAGCTCCAGGTGGAATTAACCCGCCTGCACCTTCAGGCATTGGCTCTGGATAAATTACGTTTTGGTCGTTTATACTACCAGTATTAGCCGGTGTTGCCCCACCAAATCTTAGGAATCCACCACCAGGTCCTTGTGGACCGGTCGGTCCAGTTAAATTTACTGAAGTTGCAATCCATTGTGTGCCATTATAGTTCCAAACAGTTCCATTTGCTTGCAAATAATTGTCACCTTCTAAAACATCTGGAAATATTAAAGTATTTGGGTTCGTGCCAGGAGATCCGGCAGGATCTTCAAAGAATTGAGAACCTCTGACGCCACGCCCTCCGATAGGACCAACAGGTCCTTGTACTCCTCTAGGACCAACGGGTCCTCCACCATTTAAAAGTAATTGGTCAAAATTAAAATTAATCTTATCCGTAGCCTGGGAGATAGTGTCCGATGCTAAAAGTTCTCTTATTGTAATCGCCATTACTTTTATTTTTTGATTATCCTGACACTGAATCCAAATGATTCACTAAAGCCAAGTCTTTTGTTATATATTAGCCTTGTATCAAACGGGTTATTATTAAGTATTTTTGATGCAAAATTACCAGTTGGTGATAAATTAGCTAGTGATTTATCTGTATTTGACAGTTCAGCAGTAGTATAGTTATTAGGCACTTGTGTCCTTTCTGATTTTACGTATAATACAATGTCGTCTACCTTGTAAAGCTTTAACAAATTGTTAGTGATATATGCTCTAACGTCATCATCAATTGTTGATTCGTCTCCAAAACTAAATCCAGGCTTGATGTATTTTATAAATGTAGTTTTAACCGGTTCAAATAAAGCATCAATAAGTCTCTTTTGTATCAAAAGGTAAAACTCAATGCTCGTTTCGTTTTCGTTGAACATATAAGTGCCACTCACTAGACCGGTATCAGCTATTGCATTTTGATCAAAAACGCTTGGTGTAAATGTTTCTAGAGTTATTTGCTGTGGTATTTTTAAATATTTCGATCCAAAGAATGAAGGCTTCTCTACCATTGATCTAGTTCCAATAATTGACGCAGTTGAACTCTTATCAATGCTCTTTCTAAAATAAGCAGGTTCCCAGTTAGAAGAAAATATGTAAAAGTCTCTGTAGTTAATAGCTACCTCATTCACGAGTGGATAAAGGCTTTGAAATGCTCCATTATCAGACAATTCTAGTATTGATGATGGATCTTCTACATTAACTTTGTGATAAAAGAATCTGCTAAGCTGTCCGAAGAATGCAATATCTGGGTTAAATTGTGTATTTTTGTAACGCATTTGGCTAAGCACTGCTAGCTTATATGCTTCATCAGGCACTACTTTACCACCAGTTGACCCGGTATCACTTCCAGTGGTAGGCTGTTCAAAATCTATATCAATGTATGGATCCTGATAAAATATCACAGGTCTTGCAAGAGGCTCATATTTACCAGAATGCCTAGCTATAGGAGTGACATTAGGGGATTGTTGTAAACTTAAGTTAAATCCAATGACATCTACTAAATTAAATATTGTAGGCTTGTCAGGATCTGGAACTACAGATAAGTAATTTGATTTTAAAATATCGTCAGGTGCTCTAAACTGTATTGTAAACGTCTGTGCCCGTTCTCCATTAGCTTTTCTAATAGGATTTCCATTAACATCGATAGTCTCGTATTCAATGTCTGGCGATCCCGCGTTGACTAGTCTAAATATTTCAGCAAACGATACTTCTCTTAGTAAACTAATATATTCTCTGTATCCTCCACCAATAATTGTATACTCTGCATTACGAAGTTCTATATTATTAGGCTCGAACGTTGGTACAAAGTATGGATTACCATTTTTAGTTACCTTATCACATATCAATTTATCATCTGTTAAAACTCTAGTTATCTCAGATATTTCATATATGTCACCATCAACTGTAAACCTTATAGGTGTAAACTTTCCATCTAAACCAACTCGTATGTCTCTTGTAAACTTCGTTGGAACCCCATTTATATCTTCTTGTCCTACTATTAGTATTCTGCTAGGATCTGGGTTTTGGCCTGTTCCAGATTTACGGAAACTTATGGCACCTTGCATTGTGTTATCTTTAAACTGAAGGTCGCTTGATGTATTAAAATCAAGTTCACATGTATCTTCATTGTACACAAACCTATTTTCTGCAGAATATAGAGTTGTTCTGTCAATAGATTGGTCATTGGCATTAAGGCAAAAATCTTTAAATGATAGGAAAACAACCATCACTATGGTTTTCCATTTTTCATTTTTTATAAACTTTATTTGAGTCTTGCTTTTATCTGCAACATTTACAGCCATCATAGCCGAAAACTTGTAGTCATTAAAACTACCATCTCTAACGTAAGCTATTTTATTAGCATTAAAGTTTACTTCCTCTTCTATTGATGCTTTTTGTTTTGCAGTTATCTTAATACCCCTAAGAAATGTTTCTGCAAAATTATTAGCATCTCCACCTCTAAATCTACCATATCTTAGCTGTCTATCAATTATATGAATCTTGTTATCAACAACAAATTTGTCTGCAATAAAGTATTCGTCAAAATAATTACGTGTTATATCCTGAAAGGTTCCAGGTATGTAATCAGTATTCAGGAGTGGGTTTATTTCAATAGAATCTGTCGGTACTTTATCAAAATAACTCCAAGATTCTTGTATTGCGTTGTCTCCAAAATAGTATGGAAATTTAGAAAGGTAATACCATTCATGAGAAAATGCCACTGGCTTTTGTCCAAACTCTCTTTTACCAGGCGCAAAATCGTGTAAGCCAAATGCCAAGCTCAAAGAAAGTCTATAAGGTTGGTTTCTAACATTTCGGCCATCTTGATAATAAGCCCACTTATTTATGAATGGTGCAATTCTTGAAGCTATAGCTTGCTGCTTTAAAAAGTTTTCTTGGAGGCGATCATATTCTGAATCTATATTAGTATCTAGGTTTTCATCTGGGCTCGGTTCGCCTAATAATCCATACAGATTTGAAAATCCACCATTATTATAGAAGTCTCGTATATCAGGATTTGTAGATATTCCTTCATATTGAACAGGTAACACACCAGGCTTTTCTTCATTGTAATGCAACTGTTCAAAATCAAGCTCTCCTAAGTCGCTGTATTCTTCAGCATAGTAGTCAAAATCAAAGTCTTTTACTGGAAAGAACGAGAACCTACCAAATGTAGGTTTAAAATCTTGATAAAGTGCAACCTGTCCTGATGTTGAAACTTTAGCACCAGGCTCTTTCAGGGTTATGACACGATACCTGTCATTTCCTGTATATCCAATTATGTTTTTATCAGAATCTAAAATAGGATCCTCTAAATATGCAGTTGAGTCTTGTATTTGAACAAATCCGCCCTTGGACTGTACATAATTACCTGGAGTAAATCTATCTTGATCTCCAGCTTCTACTCTTAACCTTGCATTTTCAAAGTTATTTCCGCCTACGAAATTTGCAGTAAAGGAATTGTCTTCATTTAAACTTGGTATTGTAGATATATCAGCATCTGGATATGCGTCAAAGTTTATGCTGGCTTTGTGTCTATTAAATCTATCACCTGAAAATAGCATCTTGACATAAACCTTATTTCCAGAAGATGATGCCTCAAAAAACCTTTCATTTCTAGATATGCCTAGATTTATAGCCTTAACGATAGCCCTTGCCTTATCAGCAAGTTCTCCATCAGGATTAAATAAATTTTCAAAATTAGTTCCAGGACCATTAGTTTTTGAATCATCTGCAGATACCTGTCCAACAAAATCAGTTCCATCAAAGAACTTTATTGTCAATCCAATTGGTATATCCCCATCAATAGAAAATTCAAATATAGACTTTCCTTCGTTTTTTAAAAGTTTTGCAGCCGCAAAGGTATCAGGTATCTTATAGCCAGTAAACTGCGAGATATCTACTTTTTTATCAAATAGCCTAAGAGTATTCTTTTTGTATAGAGATCCCTTTTTTATCGTATGAAAGTTATGCGCTTTGTCCTTGACATAGAAAATAGAATCTACACTGTCAACTCTGTCTTTAGTAGGTAGTCCTGTTGTGGTTGTTACACTTGTGGGATCTACATATAAAAGAATGCCATTAGGGTTTTGTAGATCTAGTTTTGTATTTAATTTGTCTGATACCTCGTTTACAGATTTGATCTTAGGTGTTTGTAATGATTCTGTTCCTTTATAGAAGGCTTCACCATCTAATTCAAAAGATCCCTCCTCTTCACTGTTTACATATAGCCCGAAATATCTGTTTAAACTATAATCTTCTGCATTGTCATCTGAGAATAAGAACTCTAGGTTTAGCAGGTTTGCGCACACAACCTTATTTCTCTCAAATCCTTTAGTGTAAAAAAACTCTTCCTCTAGTATTGTAGAGTCTTTGGTCACCAAATCTTGGTATGAAAATTCACCGGCGCTTGTAAAACCTCCATTCTTAAGAGATATCCCATTCCACAATATCGGCTCATCCTTTCTCCATGATACTGTAAGTGGAGCCTCTGGAAAACCATTCTGAAATCTGTAATTCCTAATATACCTGCCAATTGGTGAATTTACTGTTAGATCAAATGTTTTTATGGCTGTGCAATTCTCTAAAACATTTTTAGTAAAATCTTCTGAAGTTTGTGCATCGTCTTTGCCATCTAGTGCATTTGCTGCATCTAGATTATTGACAGCAGCCGGGTCGTCTAGTCTAAATATGACGAAATAATCTGGTATTTGCTCATCTAGCCAAAGAGGAGCTAACATTCCCAAATCCTGGGTGTAAACTTCAGACCCTATAGATCTTGTTCCAGATGCATAAAACATCTCGTATTGTTCTCCGTAATTAGCTAGTACTGAAGTTCTAGAAAAAATGGTTTTTACTTGGTATGCTAAATTTGATGGAAACGCTCCATCTGCATAAAATCTATATAAATCCTTGTCGTAGGTCGAAAGGTCTGGATCAACCTTGAATGACTTAAACCGCTTTTTGCTAAGTTGTTCATTAGCATCAAAAGATTCTAAGTATACATTTTCCTGATCAGTAACAATCTTGATATTAGTTGTTAACTTAGGATTTGTCCTTAGTATATTATAAGATGTCTTATCTAGAAGACGCACCGCCATGTAAGCACATTTTTTTTATTTATCGACAGTGCTACTGAGTTTAACCATCATTTAAAGACCCCGCACCTAAAGAGTTTAGTGTAGAACCAAGATCATTTAAACTATTATTAATAGTAGCAGATGGGAAGCTATCAGTGTTTAGGTTATCAGATCTGAACTTAGCAAAAACCTCGATATCAAACTGATATACATCATTCAATGAAGGATAAACATCAAATCCTATTTTCTTAGCATAAGTCAGGTTTGTAGTTGCACCGGTGCTATCACCTGCGATATTACCAGAACCTCCAGTTCCAACTCCACTATAGTCAGTCATTCTATATTGGAAAACCAATGGAACATTTAGTGAATTTTGGCTGCCAAACTCCACTGTCTTTTTAGAAGTAGTTGCGTCTCCTGAAACCTGTATATTTTCATGATCATCTGAGCTTATAAACAAATATGATCCACAAGATTGTTTACCTAATAGGTATTGATCAAATGTATCAAAACTAGTTTTTACATTTCTAGAGTAATCTGCACCGCTATCGATTATCGCAAGCGATGGACTAGATTCAAACGTTTGGGCTCCAGCAGGAGATGTTAGAGATGATGGAAAGTTAAATCCAGCTGTTGCAGATGTAGGGAAGTCAACAACATCTTCGTGTAAAAAGATATTTTGTTGTTTTCCTTTTGTTTGGTCCGACTGTAATGGGGCAAACTTAGAATGTCTAAAAACAACAGCCGCTGTTCCATTGCTGGCACAATCTATACCACCTACAGTTGCAGGAGGACCTACTTGAGGCTGTGGTATAGTAGCAGGCAGTGTAGTTGTATCACCAGTGATTCTTTCGTACTCTGCCTTAAATGCGGCATAACTAGCAACTAATGGATGATCAACATGTACATCAATAGTATTATCGTTAGATCCAAAGAAGTTATTAGCCACTGTGGGGGCTCCGCTAGCGTCAAATCCACCGCCCCAATAAAAATCAGTTCCACCAGTCGATTGCGTAGTTCTAGCATAAAAGTTTTCAGCAGTGTCCAAGTTAATTACAAACCTATCATCAGGGTTTATGTAACTGTAGAATGAATCTTCAGAGGAGACATCTTTAAACCTTGAATAAATGAACTGATTTTTATTTTGATCTGATTGGTACGGAGCCAATGATTTGATTTGACCAAATTGGTTATTTGCGTCAACTGTTGGATTGGTCAATACGATTGGCGTAAGATCATACTTTCTTTGTCTGTTATAATCTATGTCAGCAGAATCATAAGTAGGTCTAGAATCGCTTTGTTGTGCAGCTGCATTATCTAGATATGGGTAAACAGCAGGAAGTACTACAGTTCCATTCTGTGCTTCTGCTAAAGTAAATCCTGGGTTTTCAGACTGGAAAGCCATCTTAAGCCTAGACCCGGCAATTCTAGCTATAAGTTGCAATGGAGTTTGTACAGCATTCGATATGTTGATAAAGAATGTCTTATTTACAATAGCACCCTTTGGATCATCAAGGTTTGCAACCTCATCTGAATAAAATCCTGCAAAAACTCTATTTACAGTGTCTCGAGCAATAGGAATTGTAGTACCAGATTCATCGACAAGTTGTATTTTAAGCTCACCAATTCCTTGGTTTAGTATTTCAGCAAATTGGTTGATACTATTTTGGAATTCTGTTAGTTTAGAGAATAGATCTATAGGTGTCTGCTCAGAAGATAAAAATCCAGACGCGATAACGTTAGAAGTGTGTGCAAAATAATTTTCATTTGCTGTGAATGAACTGCTTAAGTGCTCATCAATCCCTTTAGTTTCTAAGTCTTCTTCTAATGCTATTCTGGCTTGGTCCTCTCTATTTTGTTCTAAAATTTGAACGACGGCGTTATCTGAACTCAGGTCTGCTGGGAATTCCACTCTTATAGGCTCAGAATAATCGCTTATTAAAGGATTGCTCGGCCAACCGGCTTCTGACACCGATCTAACTGATATTTCTACAATCTCACCCTTTCTAATAGGAATATCGAGCTGGTTAATGTTTATTTCCTCTGCATTCTCGTTATCGATATTTGCCCATTCGTATTTGCCAGTTAGTGAGTCTAATGTTCTAGGCCTAATTACACTATCTACTAATACATAGTTAGAAAATGCGCCCTGGCTTGTACTATCTCCATCTGTGAAGGTAATTTGATCAACAGGATTTGCTGCGCCGTCTGCTGAAAGATAACGATATCTAATTTGAAATTTAACAATTTCTTGTACTCCAGTCTCAGGCGCAGTTCTTTCGGTAGGCATTTGCCAAAATCCTCGTACTCTGAATTTAGGCGCTGCGCTTTCTATTGAGTTATCTTCTGCAAATGAAAGTATTTCTGTAACAACTGATGCAAACAGGTCACTTTTAGATGACCTCTCTGTGATGAGTCCTCTAAGCTCACTCTTATCAGCATCACGTTCGACTTCAGTTGCATATGCTGTGGTTTGTATTCGAGTACGCTTTTGATCTATAGCCTGGTCTAATTGCCGTAACTCTGCAGAAAGTGTATTTTTCTGATTATTTAGATCAACTATTTGCACAGATGTTGCAGAGTCTGTAATCTGGCCATTTATCAGTTTTACTTCAAAGTTAGTTGAATCTAAAGTTGGTGCATTAGGTTTTAGCCCTTCGCCTGATGTTGGTATTTTATCATTAGCAAAAGATAATAAAAATTTACCGAAGTCAACTGCCTGGCTCTGATAAAATTCAGCTAATGTCTGCTCAGTGCCATCGATATTGAATGTAGTAAGATCGTTAGTGTAGAATGCAGAACCTGGTGACCAGTTAGTTGCTGGTATTTTTGAATCAGGATCAATTGGCTTTAAGAACACAACCGACCTTTCATCAAATCCAACTGCAACTTCTACACTCAATGTTTCGTCGGCGGCTGAAGATATTTTCAGAACATCAGATCCAATACTAATAGCCTTAGATCCTTCAACTAGCTCTAGCACTACTGAATTGGTTGTTGAATCAACCTGAGATACAGTGTATCTAGTATCAACAGGATTTGACACAACTTCTAGGCTGTCACCAACCTTAAGTTGTACTGTATCTTGGAAATCAGCATCTACGCTTGAATAAGATAATTTATTTAGCTTATATAGCTTTTTAGTTGTTGTAATAGATACACCGTTGATTTCTTCTGTTACATCAACTTCATTGATTCTAATAACACTAAACTTACCAAAGAATCTTTTATCTCTAGGTGGCAAATCAATAACATCCTCATCTAAAATATAAGAGATGTTTCTAGTTACAAGTTCTTCAAGAAATTCGTTATAGTCGACATCGGACTTACCTTTGTAAGTTTCATCAAAGAAGTTAATCTTTGCTTGAGTGTTTGTGTCTAAAATATATCGTTTAACAACAGCTCTTTCTGTATCGATAGGAGCCTGTCCAGTTATATCAAATGTTACAAATAAAAGAGGGTTTATAAGACTCTCAAAAAAGAAATTAGATTTAAATTCAAACTGGTTAACTGAGTTTATGCTAGTTAAATCTTGTGCTTCTGTTGGAAGCTTTGAAAGTGCTAGCTTTCTAAAAGTACCATCAGGTAGTCTCAGCGAACTTCCTGCTCCTGTTAAATTTGTTATTGTATCAATGTTAGAATCAAGCCTTTCGATTGAGTTTTTCAAAAAGCCAAAGCTTGGTATAGTTACCTTTTGTATTCTACCATCTTGGTTTTGTAAATCAATAGTGACAGACTCTCTATTTGATGTAATAGCCTGGTTAACCTTCTCGAAACTCTGCAAAGAGTTATTAAAAAGTCTAAGTAGTTCAGGTAAGAGAGTTGATAATGAATTTTGTTCTGCCATCCTTTTCTTTACTTATTTATTTAATAATGTCAAAGGTGAAATTAAGCACTCCTTGTTCTAGACAAATAAATTCAATTATGGGTCTTGTGCTTAAATCACTACTTGTTATATTAGCAATCTCCTTACCGTAAACACCAGTTCCTAATCTGTTAGATGAATCAGTAAATACTCTTATATTTCTAGATGTGTCTAGATCAGTTGTGAATACTAATCTTACAACCTGACCAGTTTTAAACTGTGTTGCTAGGTCGTCAATATAAATTAAAAGATCACCACCTGCAGTATTTTCAACAGGCAATCTTAACATATTAGTATATGTGGCCAACTCTACAAATACCTTTGGTATTGCAACATTTATATTTAAAGGAGCACTTGCAGTTATTTCAGTGCCATTTTCGTCAACAGGGGACATAAATTTATATTGTTGTACATTAGAGCTAAACGTAATTTGGTTAGGAACTGTTTTATCTAATGTTATACCTGAACCCTGTCTTAGAACTGATGTATTATATTGTAATGTTGTAGAAACAGTTCCGTTTGCAAGATTTTGAATCTCATCAGCATTTTTAGCAATCAGATCAAGCAGTGTGCTACTATTTTGTAAAGCTATGCCAGTTTGGTTAAACTGGTTTTGCAAACTATTGATCTGTGATTGCAGCGAAGTTGCATCTGAAATACCATCAAGGGTGTTCTCTAATCCAGTGACCCTAGTTTCCAACCCATTTAATGTAACTTGTTGGTCTTGGAATATTCTAGCAGATTCTTGCAATTGTGCAGTGGCTTCACTAAACAGTTGCATTGAGAACGTATTGTAATCATTTATGATCGTGTCAACGCCAGATGTCCCTGGAGCGGCATCAAACCTAAGGTTTAGCTTGAATCCAAATGAATTACCATTCTGGCCAGTAGCTGCGTTAGGTTTAAATTTTGGAGATCTTTCGATGAAACCACCATCTGTTGTGGGAGTGATATTATCTAGCAGTAAAAGTCCATATAGGTTAGTCGTATTGTTTGACGAATCATTTACATCGACCATATCATAATAGACTAGCACAGAATTAAACTCAAAGTTGCTAGATAGATCTGTACCATTAAATTGAGATATTGTACTAATTGTTGGATCACTTGTGATCTGCTGATAGTCATTACTTTTGAAGTCAACAGAAATACCATCTAATCTAGATCTGAGATAAGCAACACCAGTGAATCCAGCTGGGCTTCCATAGTCTGCAGGATATTTTCTTATTTCAACAGTTGTCGGGTCATTTAAGGCAAAAGGCTCAGTGAAGTATGCATCAGTTACAGTTGGAGGAGTTTGTTCGTTCATCCAATTTGCATTCGGATCAGTATATCCTGCTGGACCTGGTCCTTGTAATGCTTCATCATAATCATAGAAAGCATTCATAGACAGTCCCTGTGGATGTGACGATGAGGCGTTTCTACCTGCTATGAATTCACTGCTACCCTGAATCTTTAGATTGGCAGAGTAATTTTCATCACTCAAAGATTCGAATAGTATAGTTGGTGTACCCCCAACTTCAGTGGGCACATTTATATAAACCTCAGTATATGATTCTCCAGCTAGTTCAACGTTGTTAACAACATCAATGTCCCCGATATATTTTACAACTCTTCTGTACTGCTGAGTACCAGTAGTTATTTCATCTTCTTCAGTGAATAGTTGTCCTGTAGCCGTACCGGATTGCTCAAGAGATGTGGCATTACGAAAGCGAATAGCTCCTGTCTCCTTAAGCCATTTAAAAAATACACGCTCAGAAACTGATTTATTTGTTGTATTGTCGTAATTAGTGTCGCTAATAATTAGCTCCTCTATATTTAAAGCATAGTTTTGAAAACTTTCTGTAAAGTTTACATTTGGATCTGCTTTAAGACCTCCATTATTGATCATGCCATCAATAGTATCAAATTGCATAAAGTTTTGCTTACTGCTAAAACTATTAAAATTGAGTCTATCAAAATCAGGCAAGTTCAAAAGAACAAATTTAGAAAACACCAAACGTAAATTATCGTTGTTAAGCGTTCTAGACAAGTCCCTTGCAGCGGATGAAAATGTATAGAATGTCCCACCCTGCGCTTGAGGTGTTTTAATTAGAGGCGTTGTTGCCATTTATACTTTTTAATTTTTATGATATTACGTAACCGTTACCTCCGACGAGATACCAGTCACCATTTCCTGTTCCATCATCAATACACAAAAGATGAACGCTGTCACCCTTTTCGCTTAGTGTCAATGTCGGAGTAGATCCAGCCCCAGGTAGGACTAATGCGTTTACAGCACCTGTAATTTCAACAGCACCTGTGTTTGCCTCAGAATAAACAAAGAAAATCTCTTGTCCAATTGCACCATCGTTAAGCAAGATATTAAGTGATCCAGTATCTGCATTTCCTACTCTTTCGATTGTGTAAGGAGGAACTGCAGTGCTCGTTCCAACATTAATCGTTAGTGATGCTCCAGCAAATGTATCGTTTAAGACCTGTGGGTCAATGTCATTTCTTACCAATCCACCGCCTGTTAGAGTAAGATCACCATTGTTAATATCAACGTCAGTTAGTATATCAAAGGTACTAGCATTTATATCAAGCAGGACAGTGCTTAAGCCTACGCGCAATGCCTCTGTTCTAAGATCGTTTAGGTTGGTAATAGTACCAGCACTTGGGTTTATGTAATTTTCAATTGAGTTTATTTCAGCTGCTAGAATGTTAAAGTTATCGTTAATAACTAATCTAGAGCCTGATATTGAATCTGTTCCGAGGATTTCCGTAACGCTAATTGCCATGTTTTTATTATTTTATTATTGTTTATTTATTTAATTACAACCATGTTTCTGGTAGTTGAGTATTTATTTCCATTAGAATCTTCTAGTTCTAAAGATATTTCATATTTACCTTTTTCCTTAAACATATATGTCAAATGTTTACTTTCAAAATATATATCTATGCCGGTTTTACCTGTAGTTTCTTTAATTCTCCACTTGGGATTTTTCTTTCCAGCTATTTTACATTTATCGTAGACAAACATAGCCCAAGTATATCGAGGTAGCACCTTCCCATCATTTAAAAACTTAACTGTATTATATGTTGGATTATTAGTTCGGCTTTGTCCTGAGTCAAATATGATACTTTCACATCCAGTGGCTACAATATCTGCTGAGGTTGATTCTCTACAAATCCTGTTACCATTTTGATCTATCATGTCAATACTTGTAAAGTCACCATACTTACCAGCATATCTAGCAGTTGCTTGTATATAAACGACAGAATCACCAGTTGCTGTGCTTTTTAAAACAGCATTGTAAATATATTTGCTTATAATAGGGTCTGTTGATTCGTTTAGCTGGCGCTTTGCTTCCAATAACGTTGATGTGCTTGTTGGAAAGAAATGTGTTCCAACTTCATTATTAACATCTATAATTTGCAAAAATGACCCAGGCTCTACTTGATCAAATTCAAAATAGGCAGGAGTGTCTCCAGTTACCCTTGTCATGTCCCACCATAAATGGTAAGTATCATTCCAACTCCCCGTATCCATGTTGTCCCAGTAGTATGGTCCAGCAAAACTTACCTTTCCATTGCTTTGAAAGTTCATCATTTGGAAGCTGGGTGTTGCATTTATTCCAAACGTGTTTAATATTGCGTTCACGCTGTCTAAGGAATCATAAAGAGCAGGAGTTTCATCATTCACTAACACCTTTGGTGGTATAGGAAGATCCCAAAAAGCACCATAATCTCCCCATGTATATTTGCTATCTTGCCATTTATATTCCAGTTGCCTAGCCTGATACCATCCACTGAATTCAACCTCAAGTGGTTCAACGCAGATAAAGTCAGACTTTATAGTTGATGAAATATTATTATATAGATCAAATAATTTTAATTCTACATTATATTTACCCAGCCCTGGTAAAATTACTGGTATAGAATCTAGCTCGTCTATGCTTCCTCTTATGGTATAGAAAAAAGATCCGCTATCTGCGTCAGCGTCTTTAAATACAGTCCATTCCATTTCGATGAAATTACCTCGAAGGATATTATCCCATGTATATAATAAATTTCCTGGGAGTTGGTTTTTAGTCAATGTTGCACTATTTAAACTAGAATCTAGTATCACACTAGGGACTAACCTGTTAGAGTCACTACCAGATATTACTAGTGCTATGCCATTATCATTTGTTTCTTTAGATATCTCATAAAGAAACCATGGTCTGTTACGTGCATCTATTTCCACTTGGACTGCATCAAAAAGACCATCCACAACGTCAGATGAATTGTCTCCTAAGACTGCAGTATATCTGACATCTGTTCCTGTTATAGGATCTGTAATTATAAACACATCATTTACTGATACATTTTCAGGTATAAATTCAAATCTATAAATAACACCACTCCCTAGCTCATTATATGTTGAATTAATATCATCGTAAGTTAAGCTGTTGAACGAATCATTAGTTAAAACTACTGGATATCCTATTTCTATATCTGGCTTGTCTGGTAGCCGATTACTTGATCTGCCTGGTATGTGGTCAAGCGTATTAATATTAGGAGCATATCTACTGAAATATGCTAAATAAAAATCTGCTATATCAGAAATAGTAAAATCATTACCATCAACCGGTTCTCCAAGAACACTATTTAGATCAGGCCCAAATAGAGTAGCTTCAATTTCTTCACCTGTGTCATATGGGCCTAGTACTAAATTCTGACCAGGATAACCTGGTATTGGGCATATAAAGGTTTGCCCAATTATAGCATTGTCTACCTTTGTACATGGTGGAGCTAATTTTAAAAGGTCTCTAAGATCTTTTATATTACCACATCCGTCAGGAGTGATCTTAAAATCTACATTTACACCCGCGGTTATAGAATTAGTAAGGTTTCTACTTATAGAATTAGTAACTTCGTTCAAACCAAAAAAGTCAGCCTCACCGATTATATCCTTAATTCTTGCATTGAGCGGCAAAAAGTCTTTTTCAAGTTTTCTTTTTAGTCCGAACAATTTTATGATCACCTCTTCGGTTGTAAATTCACTTGTCTCTTCTGTTATTGGAAGATCTTCATCTGTGAATTCACCAGGTTTTATGTCGTTTAATTTATAAACTAAAGAGAATAAGCTTGTTTTTCTAAACTTCTTATTTGGTAAAGTTATACTTTGATCGTTAAAGTCGCTTGTCTTCATGTCAAGTACTACAGGTGTAGTTTGAATATACTTACCATATTTGGGAGAAGCCTTATCGATGTTCTTCCAATATTCTCTTATTGACATATTATCATAGCCGAAATACTTAAGAGCATTTACGAGTCCTTTGTACGAGCCTATGAATGGGTAAATGTTATGGCCCTCCATTATTATCTCCCTACGCTTTCTGTTTATTTCCTCAAAGTTAGGTAGGATCTCGTTTATGTCAGTGTTTCTGAATATTGTACTATCGGTATCAATTATATTGTAACCTAAGTTTTGAGTTATAACCTTTAGCCTTTCATCTTCTTCAACTGACTCTCCGTAAAAAGTTATTTCTGCCAAAACCGTGTTTGTAACAGTATCAGTTATTACAAGTGTTCTCCTGTAAGTATTTCCTGTACTAGAACTAAAAGCTACATTAATTTCTAATGCCGCAGATGTAATTATAGATGTTTCAAGGAAATCGTTTGTAAGTTGTACTTGATTCGCATCGTAATCTAATTTGTAAAAGATCTCGTCGTGCTCTTCTAAAGGTGGACCATCAGGCTCTCTTAACAACGCAGACTGCGTGCCCGACTGAAATGTTTTGTCGAAAGAAAATAGAAATATCTGTGTTGGATCAGTATCCTTCCAATCCACATTCCACCCCTCGCCTCCATATACTGAGAAGCCGCCATTAGTGGACGCACCATGATTCATCGCACTATTTGGCATGTAAAAATCTATACCGGGATATTGGGTAAATCTATGAACATGAGCTAAACCGTTTGGTAGGCCTCCCATCGGTGGTCCATCATTCGCATCAATTGCATCTTGCTCATTAGTGTAAAGTGGATAATAATATCCTGTGCCATTACTAAAAACACTTTCGTCTGTGCCATAAACTGCCCAAGGACCAGACTGGTCTGTGTTAGGAATACTTTCGGCAGTTGTGTGTGGGTATCCAAACTCAAACGTATTCGTGCTTGCATTTACAAATTCTTGTACTATGAAGAGCTGTGCAGTTTCAAATAGATTTATAGAAACCTCCGACATGTAAATATCACCAGTCCATTTGTCATTAGTCTGATCATACTTAAAGTTTAGGTTTTTACCATTCTTATCAAAAAATTGTAATTTACTCCAGAGTCCCATTAGTTGATTTTGTCATAATCTTTTGGCACTGCAAAATTATTGTATATTCTCAAAAATTTAACAGAGTTAATGTATTTAACCATGATAGGTGTAAGGTGGTTTTCTAAAAATTCCCTCAGATTTTGGTTTCTAAACATGTAATTAGACAAAGTTCTATTCATTAACGTTTTAGAATAGTCATAACCCAGGCCCTTTAATTCCCATCCTTCTTCATAAGTCGCTTTAAATCTACTATCAAATCCTACTCTTCTATCCATGTCAAATTATATTTAAGTACCGTAATTAGAATCAGTCAGTGTATTAGGCCCTCCAAGTTGACCAGTAGTTCTAGTACTTGTTGTCGGCGCATTTGAGCTGATTGCTGGCGTAGTACCCCTATTTCTTCTTAAATTATTAAATGCATTCTGTTGTAAGTTTGAGTATAGATCATTCGGTACTGTGTCCTTGAAGAAAACATTTAATGGCCCAATTTTATTTCCTTCTGGCACATCGTTATAATAGTTTCCTTGTCGATCTTCCCAGCCACCTCTTATAATTGCTAATTCTTGTTCACCAATCACTATATCACCAAAACTATCTAAGCCAAGACCTGGGTCTTCTCCCTGTTCTAGCACTATTTTTTTATTCTCTATTAGAACTTGCTGGTCTGTTGCAGGATCAGTACCAAAGACTGGCACAAAATAATATCCATTTCTAATTGCATCTTCGTTCTCTTGCGATACAAAGAATACACTTACTGAATCAACACCTGGAGTCTGCTCTATCAATGCGACTAAGTCGGATCTTGGTATTCTATCACGACGCTTGACCGATAAGAAATAATCATTTAGGGTTTTTCTGATACTATTTCTAATTTCAGCTTTATCAAAATTTTCAAAATATCTAAGAATTATATTTACAGCATATCTTTTAATTTTTGGATCTACAATCCTAACTTCAGCTGTTACGACCTGTCTACCGCTTTCGTTGAGTATTTCTTTGACCTGTTCCTTTTCATCTGCTGTTAACGAGAATTCATCTTCGGGAACTGTAAAATAGTCTAAATTAGTTGTTAGCTTTTTTTGAATATCAGGTATCAAAAACAAATAAATGATATTATCATCATCTAAATACTGATCATCCTTTGTATTATATGCATTAATAAAGCTAAAGAAATCATACTTTCTTAAAAAATATATGTAGTTGTCTGGATTTGCTAAAACAAACGATCTGCTTGCACTTGGCGCAATGAGCCTAGTTAGATCCGGATCCTCGGAATTACTGCCTAAGCTTGGATTGCGTACAATCTTTATTTGCAAGAACTTATTAAGATCGACATCTTCTCCTTGCTGATCTGTAGCAGGATCCTCAAACTCTAACGTTATGCCACTTCCACCAACATTACCGCTAGATCCACGCGTTTTCACATAATCTACTTCAATAATAGAACCAAGAGGCGGCGGAAACCCAAATTGTTGATTTCCAAAGAATATGCTAAGACCACCATTTACTGAAGTTTTCACTAGCACTGCCTTTGCACCTTTATCCATGTCATACAGAGATTCAACTATCTCGTATCTCTCAGCGTCAACTGTCACTGTTACAAGATGTTGGTCGGTTGCATCGGTAGTTGTTAAATTGTATGCCTGAATATCTCTACCAGTTCCTGTAAACTTTTGCGTATCCCTTTCTCCTTGAATTAGTTCAACATTTATAAAATCTGGATTTGATTTTTCTAGCCTTATAAAGTCGGAGTCAAAATTTAAAAAATATTTTTGATCATTGTTTACTACTTTACATTTAGCAAACCTGTTAATTTGTACATAGTCCCCTGGTATTTCTGAGGCCATTTGGTTAAGTCTAATACCAATTATTCCTCTAGCAGATATGCCACGAGTAGGATCATGACCTGTCAGCCTTGATAGTCCATAGATCGATTCGATATTTCTGGCTCTAGATATATTTGATTCAGTTGCAACGGCTTCTATATAGAAAAATATAAGTTCACCAAGGTTAGCAACTACAGTAAGGATCTGGCCAAAAGGAGAAGCAGGAGTAAATGTTTCTACAGCCTGATCATACTTTTCTTGCAAAAATCTAAAAGCATCTTGAAATAGCTCTGTAGCTTTTATTCTAGTTTTACTAAAAAATGACATTTATATTTTTAATTTTTTAAAAGACGACTCCTAATGCCCGTTGATCATTAATGAATATCTCTATCAAAGCTCCGCTTCTTTCTACCGTCTTGAAAAACTGAACCTTAGTATCATATGCAAATATATTAGGACCATTTAAGCAATAGTTTGATATTTGGGTATTTATCCTATTTCTTATTTGGCTCTCATTAGATATTAGACTAAAGAGTAAATCATCGAGATTAGCCCCGAATCCAGATGCACCTAAAACTTCATGTCTTCGAGTAAATAGAGTATTTTCTATTTTTAATAAAAACTGTGATAGCGTATCCGTTACTTCTAGCCTGTTAGGATCAAACTTAGCGGAATCAGCCTCTCTATTATAAATGTCTCTTATCATTTTTACAGAATACAGTTTTTATATATATTCTGCTCAAAAGAAATGGCATACATATTATATTTTGACCTTATGCAGTGAAAAACCAATCAGCTCCGTCATCTAACTTAATTTCTTCTATTAGCTTATCAATCTCATCAGTAGCCTCTGATTGTATTAAATCGTAATTTATTGTTATATTACCAGGTAAATTAAATTGGAAAGTACCAAGTATTCTAGATAATTGCTGTTTAGCTCTTGCAATTACATATCTCTGGAATGCCTCATCTGCAAATAATGCACAATCAGGCACTTTGATATATGCTTGAAATATAACTTCGTTTTTAGGAAGTTCTCCGAGAAATCTAAATTTATGAGTTAGCCTATTATAGGAATAGCTTATTTGTTGTTGGAGAGCCTGTCTAGCATTATCAATAAATTTTTCGTTTATAACATAGTACATTAAATTCTCACTTGCTATTCCAGCACCAGCTCCGCGATACGCATCAGAATAAACAAACTTGTCAATGGCGAAATCCCGGTCCCCGGCTGAGAATGTTTGAGACCCAAATCCGCCATCTTCACCAGCAAATCTATTTACTTCAAAAACGTTATTGATAGAATAAACCTGTTCTGGCATTGGAACAACACCTCTAGGTGAAGTTATATCAGAACTGTTCAAAACATCATCCTTACCAAAATTACCATTCATAAACGCATCAGTTGCAAATACAGCTCTCGGAAGTGCAAGATAAGTTTCTTCTACGCTATCTTCATATATTTTATAGAAATAGTCTTTAGCTCTGTTTATGATTCTAGCTAGTTCCTTTTTAGGAACTGTAAATGGTATTTGACAGGCAACAGTTAGATCGTCGTTTATTATCTTTACTAATTCATCAAGACAGTCTCTTGATGCATTATCATCACAATTTATTATAGCCATTTTAATCTATTTTTTCTATCTCAATGATCTCAACTTTGTCATTAAGATCAGCATGCTTAGTAGCGCGACCCTTTCTGAATATACCTCCTTTCATTGAACCACTAAATACACCGCGTTCTCCAAATACATATGAATCATTTACATTTACATTTCTACTAACATAGCAGTCTTCTAGTTTAGACCCTTGCACTTTAGTAGACCCAAATAAATTACACTCAAATAATGAAGATGAATTTATGTCAGAGTTGAATATATCGGATTTTACAACGTTGCCTGAAATTTTACAATCAACAATGTCAACAGATTCTAGCAAAAAACATTTTGGTAAATCTGCATCTTTAATTTGTATTCTGCCTTGGTCAGAATCGTAGTTGATCATACCTTTTTGCATGCCTGTTTCGTTTAGTATCTTTAGTATACTGTCTCTGATAACAGTCCAATAAGAATCTATTATGTTTTTAGCAGTACTAAGATCTACCAATATTTTAATATCTTTAAAATGCTTTTTAAAGTCATCGTAACTCTTATAAGATTGTATAATAGGCAAGTGTAATTTTAGTATTTTATCAAGAGCTTCTACATCTTTTTTATTGTACTCTGGGTTAACTAATACTTCATAAAGGCTTATGATGAAATGCTCTATCATACTCAAGACCTTTGGATATTTTTTCTCGTAATCCGCTCCGCCCAGATATCTAAATTCTAAATATCCCTTTGCAGCCTTACTAAAATTTACACCATAGTACTTCTCTTTGACAAACTGAAAGTCCTTCCAGTTAATTTTATCAGGGGTGCGTTGAACCATTCCGCTAAGCGGTGTAACAAATTTTATTGACTTAGCATAAACCGAGTCTTTTCTATTTGGAAACGCATCGTAAACTTTATCCTCATCGAAGTTAAGTACAAACTTACCGATGTCTAAATTAGAAATATTTAGTTCTGTTCCTAATTTATCTCCGGAAAAAGAAATGTTAACATGTATCGAGCATCTGTCGTTAGTACTTCCATTCTTTTGAATCCACCCTAACATTTTGCCTAACAAGACCTTTGCTTCTGGAAACTCAAGTGCGCCTGTGACCATTTCGATCATTCCAGATCCACCGGAATTATCAGGCTCTAATTTGAACTCATTATCTGTTGGATTAAATGCACTGTGTGCTTTGTCCTCGATGCGTATTTTCTTTCCTAGTAATCTTGAAAGTGAACTGGCAGTTTCTTTAAGATCTTTCTTTGAAAAGAACTCAAACTCAAATCCTATCTTGGATGCTAGTAATGCATTTTGTTTTTCGACTTTGCTTAACAAAACTAAATTTTTTATTATATATTTAGTTTGCTGCGAGAGAGAAATCTATTTTTTGTTCAACTTCATCAATTGAATTAATTCTAACCATCAATTCATCGCCTTTCGATAGCTTTTGACCCTTTTGTTTTGATATATGGAGCAATCCACTAATACCTTCTTCTAACTGAATAAAACTACCGTATTTTGCTACCTTTACAACCAATCCCTTTGTTATTAAACCTGCTCGATACTTTTCACTAATACCCTCCCATGGGTTTTCTTTGACTCCCTTTTGGCTTAAAATTATTTTTTTATCAGAAACAATATCATGTGCCCAAAATGTTATAGAATCTCCAGGTTTTATTTGTCCATTATTAAATAACTCTCTAGTCTCTTCATCTAACTCTTCAGCGGGAATCAAACCTGTAAGACAATCATTAAACTGCGCAAATACCCCGAACTTAGTAGTTCCGGTAACGAATCCCTTAACTTTTGTTTCAATGTTGCCTTTTAAGTTATCGATTGCATCAGGTATTAATGTTCTGAGGTATTCTCTATGCGAAACCACGACTACATTCTTTTCTCTTGAAAAGTTTATAGCCATTACATAAATTTCTCGCCCTACTAAAGATTCAAAGTCATGTAATTTATTCAGACCTGCAACTGATCCTGGCATGAAGCAATCAATACCAGCAATATTTACCCAATATCCGCCATGTATTAATTCTTTAACATAACCCGGGAATGCAACAGTCTTGTCTCCTATGGAATCAAATAATTCTTGTTTAGTTTTTATCTTTATAGCCTCGGTTATTGATCCAATAATATCTCCCTTGTTAGTATGTCTAACATGAATATCAATTGCCATGTCGACTTCTAGTTGATCAATAACAGATCTACTTTCACTACTTAATTGAACAGCAGCTGTTCTCTTTTTGTCTATTTGAACAAGCGCAGTATCATCGGATAATCCTATGACAGTTCCTTCTGTTAGATATGAATTATCATCAGAAATTGCAGGCTCTGACTGTTCAATAGTTAGTCCATACATTTCTAAGTGTTCTAAAGCATATGGCCTATTACATAAAAGTTTTACGTCTTTTGGTAAATCTACTTCAACTTTTTTAGTATCAAATGGATCATCACTGAGTTGAATCAGTATTTGCTGCTTTGGCATTTTATTATTTTACAAGGTTAAAAACTATATTATATATCACATATTAGCTATGCTACTTAAGCCCATTCCAAGGAACAGTCAATGGTGTGCCAGCTGTGCTAGTTCCAACCCACTGTCCTTTTACACTTCTTAGGTGGTTCGTAAAGGCCCTGCCTAATGATTGGCTACTCTGTCTTGCGCTTCCCTCTAAAAATGCGTTTCGTAAATCTAGAGCTAATTTTGCTTGGTTACCTGGAAATGTAACAATGTTTACGCCTCCTGGAAGACCAAGTGGCGGCCCACCAGTTGATGGTGGAACTGCTGGGTTGAATACAACTCCAGTCCAATATAAAATTACCTGACGTGCAGCAGCTAACCAAATCCCTTGTGATATTTTGCCTAGAGGCAATGCACGAGAGGCTAAAAAGGATGACGTTAAGCCGGTTGCAATAATTTTAGGCCCTTTTAAGTTTACTGGAAATGCCGGTATTTTAAACTGCGTTCTCGGCGTTGCAGTTCTAGCAGCCAAGTTATATGCAGCAGCAATTGTAGCTGCAGTA